TTGTTTTTGTTGTGCAGGTGGCGCTGTCTTGTTTTGTAGTTGTACAGTTTTTGTCATATCTAATTGTCCGTATTGTCTAATTTTATTATATAATTCTTTTTCCGTTAATTTGTACGCAACGGTATCGCCTGTTTTAAATGGAAAGTTTCTGTGCTTATTTTGCGGTGTTTCTTTTATATTAAACACTGGTGTATGCCCATTAGCAAATGCCACTTTATATTCTGTTCTAGTTACTTTATCTGAACCTTCCCAGTCCTTACCTTGTGTAATTGCTTTTATTTTTGATTCGTAAGGTGCTTTGTCTGTAATAATTACTGTTTCTGCCATTGTTACTTTTTTTGATTGTTAATGTGTTCTTGTATTGTTTCCATTAGTTTACGTGCATTTGGTATTTCACCCATATCTTCTTCTAATGTAGTTTTCATAAATTTTATAAGTTCTGATAAATCTTGCACGAACTTACACTCGTTATTGTATAGTTTTTTATATTTATCACGTTCTTGTGTTAAATCTTCTATACGTTCTCTACGCCATTTTAGTTGATCGTTTACAAAACTGTCAGCTACTGGCTTTGTGTTATTAATTAAATTTTCTATATTCATTTTGTTTTATGTTTGTTTACGTAAAGTTATTAATTTTTTTTTATAACTACCAAACATTTCTTCAAGTTTTTTCGTATCTATTTTTTCTGTAGATCTACTTTTAGCTACTAAACTATCTGCTGTACCCTCGCCAAACCTAGCGTCTAAGGCTTTACCATATTCATATTGCAATCCGTTTAAAAATCTGTTACAATATTTACATTGAGGAAATACGTTTAATTCATCGAAGCGAACAATAATATGCCTACGACTAACAAAATGACCAGCATCAATATCCTTATAATAAAATGACTTCTCACAAGTTATACATTTACAATTACCAGCGTGATCTGCGTGTTTTAATCTTACGTACTCGCTAAAGACTCTATCAAGTTTTTTTATTATTTTAGACCTCATACTTATATAATACCTACTTATATAATATAATTATAATATAAATATAATATACTTATATAATACTATAATTTTCTAGATTTTTCAAAACTACGACCACCAAAGTACGCACCAATAAGTAACAAAAGTACTTGGTTTATATTATCAAGTTCATAATTTAAAAAAAACCCCCCTGTATATACTAATGTAAAAAATATTAATGTTATTGGTCTTACATTTTTACTGAGCCAGCTGTCAGACATAGCATCTGCTTCCCACCTACGAGTAACAGCTTCTAGTTCCGCTGCTTCCATTTTAAGCATTTCTAACGCAACTTCTTTATCTTGTTGTGATAAACCCTCGTCTTGTATTATTAACCCCTTTACAGCGCCTAAAATACCATTATCTGGAATTACTTCTGCGAGGTTTTGGAACAGACCTGACTTCCCTAGCAGGAACTTCCCTAACTTCGTTTCTTTGAACTTCTTCCTTTTTTTGTTTTGGCTCATACTTTTTTTCTTTTACTTCTTTGTATTCTATTAATTTAGCTATGCCATTTTCTAGTACATTTCTAAATATTAATTTACGGTTTAAACCTTTAACGTATGAACAATGCACCCAGTTTGGACTATCATCACCAAACTCCCATATTAATACATCAAATTGTAAATTGTTTTTTATGTAATTAAATATATCTTTATTAGATACATCTGTACCGTCATTGTCTAAATCAATAGCTTGACCTGTTATATGTTTGCTATGCGGTGCGCCACCTATAACACCATTTAACCTTTCACACCTATACATACTTGATACATATATTGGTTTTTTAAAATGGTCTCTTATTGGTTGGAATATTTTTTCTGCAGTAAGTTTTAAATTATCAACTACTATTCCTGCAGGTGTGTTATCTATATATTTTCTTTTTGCGGTTTCGCTTCTTATAGCTTCGCTTAATGTTAAATTTTCTGTGAGTTTCATCCTATATAATTTTTGACATACC